CAAAAAACAATGGGGTCAGAACCTATTGAAGTTCGAAGGTATGCAAATGCCAGGTGGAGTCACGTTTAATGGTCGACAAATATATGATGATGCAATCGCCGATATTGAAAAGTTAGAAGAAGAAATGCGACTGAATTGGGAAGACCCAGTTGATTTCTACAGTGGATAAGATATGCCAAGAAATGTTTATTTTTCACAGTCCGTAAAGTCTGAACAAAATCTTTACGAAGACCTGATAATAGAATCACTAAAAATATATGGACAAGATGTCTTTTATATTCCTCGTGTGCTTGTCAATAGAGATAATATATTAGGTGAGGACCCAGCCTCAAGCTTTGATGATGCTTATTTGATCGAAATGTATATAGAAAATATTGATGGGTTTGAAGGGTCAGGTGATTTATATTCTAAGTTTGGTTTAGAAATACAAGACGATGTTACCTTTGTGGTATCAAGAAAAATGTGGAATCAAGGCATTGGTAAATTTAGTACTAATACAATAAATCCAAGACCACAAGAAGGTGATTTAATCTTCTTGCCAATGACTAATACATTTTTTGAAATAGATTTTGTAGAACACGAAGACCCATTCTATCAATTACAAAAATTACCAACCTATAAGCTTAGATGTACTAAGTTTGAATATAGCGACGAGAAGTTTGATACAGGTATTGCAGAAATAGATGATGAAATAGCAGAAGATACTTATAAGATCACTATGGATATAGCAACTACTAATAGTCAATTCCCTGAGGTTGGTGAGATAGTAAGACAAACAATATCAACTGGTGTTCAAGTATTTGGTGAGGTAGTCGAAAGAACTAAAACACAGGCTACTTCTGGACAATTAAAAATACAAAACGTTGGAGTCACAGGCTCTAACGATTTCAAAGATTTCTTGGTTGATGCAACAAAACCACTTGTCGGAGATACTTCAACTGTAAGTGTCACAATAACAAAAATATATGGATTAGCTGATACGACAGGTGAAGCATTTATAGACGATGGAGCAGCTCAGAATATAGAATTTGAAGCATTTGAGTCTGGCTTTATTGATTTCAGCGAAAGTAATCCATTTGGAGAACCATAATGTTTGGAGATCATTTTTATCATGCCACTATGCGAAAATCTGTAGCAGTATTTGGTACACTATTTAATGACCTTAAAGTTGTTAGAAAAGCTTCAGGTGGTGGAGTATTAAATCAAATAAGAGTACCATTAGCCTATGGACCTAAAGAAAAGTTTTTAGCTAGACTAGATCAGGCTACACAATCAGATGCGTCTATTGCAATTAAATTACCAAGGATGGCATTTGAAATAACAAGTTTAAGTTTAGATACTAGTGCTAAATTAAATAGAAGAAATGCTATAGCAGAAGATAATATTAGTGATGTAACTAAAAAGAAAGTAATCAAGCACTACACTTCATACGATATTGGTATGAGTTTATCAATTATGACTAAGAACCAAGATGATGGTTTACAAATAGTAGAACAGATATTACCTTATTTTCAACCTGAGTATTCAGTCACAATAAAACCAATAGATGGCTTTAATCATAAACAGGATGTTCAAGTTATATTACAAGATGTAAGTATTGAAGATAACTATGAAGGTGACTTTACAGAAAGAAGAGTTTTAGTTTATAATTTAAATTTTATTATGAAGATGAAGTTTTATGGACCTACTGGTGATTCAAAACTTATTAGAGAAGTTAAACTTGATTTTAAAGATAAAGATAATATAACAAGAACTTTTGAAGAAATGGATTTTACAATTAATCCTACTTCAGCAGGTGAAAATGATACTCACACAGTTGTGACCACAATCACAGAAGGTGGATAATGAGTAAAGATAAGATAATGAAAAATTTAGAAAAGAATGTCCCTGCAATAAAGGAAAATAAACCTTTATCGCTCAATAAAGACGTCAAAGATGATTATGATTTTTCTAGGAGAACGTATAAAGATTTAATTACGGTCGGTACTAGGTCCTTAGATGTTTTGGCTGAACTCGCACGTGAGAGTGAACACCCACGAGCCTTTGAAGTTTTATCAAAAAGTATCAAAGATATCGGTGATACTACCGAGAAACTAATGAAACTACAGAAAGATAAAGAAGATTTAAAGAAAGTTCAAGACACAGCAAAGAAAGTTACTAATAATAATGTATTCGTTGGTAGTACTACCGATCTACAAAGAATGTTATTAGATAAGGACAATGTGATAGATGCAAAGAGTAAAGAATAACGAATTTGGATATTTAGGAAATCCCTCAGTTAAACGTGATGGGGTTGAGGCTTCTTTTACAAAAGAAGAAATAAAAGAATATGCCAAGTGTATGAAAGACCCTGTCTATTTTGCTAAGAAGTATATTAAAATTATTTCTTTAGATGAAGGTTTAGTACCTTTTGAAATGTACCCTTATCAAAAGAAGATGTTTAAACATTTCAATAATAATAGATTTAGTATTGTTCTTGCATGTAGACAATCAGGTAAATCAATATCATCAGTTGTTTATCTCTTATGGTATGCAGTCTTTCACCCAGAAAAAACAATTGCAATATTAGCAAACAAAGGTGCAGTTGCTAGAGAGATGTTAGCTAGAATTACTTTGGCTTTAGAAAACCTTCCATTCTTTTTACAACCAGGGTGTAAAGCATTAAATAAAGGTAGTGTTGAATTTAGTAATAATAGTAAGATTAT